GCGGCGCTTTGGAGCGTCGCGGCACCCTACCTTTACCTCACGCTCCGTGAGCTTCAGGTAGGGGTTCCCACCCTAAGATTAACCTTATCTTAGGGCGCATCACGACTCCAGATTCCCATTTACAATAGGGACCTGGCACTTCAGTGAAGTACTGAAGGAGTGATGCGTAATCATCGACTGGTCGTTTCCGTGTCCTCGATACTAATTTGAGGGCACGAAACTCCGTCCTATGAAGTTTTTCATTCCACCGTGTTTTAACGTTGGAATAATCAACCGAATAGGACATCCAGCCGAATAAGCCTGAATCGGCACTTACAGTTGCAATACTTTGCAACCGTATGGTCGATTTTATTGCGTCTGCGGCGTACCACCAACCCTTTCGAAAGAAATTGTTGGATGATTCCACTACTGACGCAATCGACTCAGGCTTGCGAGCATCGGGTACTCTGCGGACATATGCCGGCGTCACATCGACGCCGTCATAGACCTCCAAACCACAAGATTCTCGGAATCTTCCATTCCGGTGTGTTTTAGCTTGGTTCACCTTAAAACTAAGGTGATGCAAATATCGTTCCAACATCTCTCCAGCGTCAGAGGGGACAATGATATCGTCCCCGAAAACGCTGACCTCCTTACTCAGGTCCTTCAATGTCTTTATTGATGGCACTAGTCCTCGAACTTGACAGATCGAGGCTAAGGCTATCGTTAAGAAACTGATAGACTGAATAGGGAAGGTGCATGCAGAACCCATCATTGAGAACTTTCGAATAGAAAGTTTCTCAGGATGGTAACCTGTGATCTCCTGCCGGAGATCTGGGGTTCTGGTCGCAATCAGCGCTGAAAGTAGTTTAGGATTACTCCTGAACATACGTTCAACGAACCTGCACGTAACTCTATCACTAGCAGCCGATAAATCGACTGTCCAGTGGCTAGATGTACGCGAGGCAGAGAGGGCCCATTGTTGATTCTTAGTCTGATCTCTAAAAGAGATCGAATTCCGAATCCACGACTGGCTCACTCCTGTTTCGAGATACTTCCAAATGATTTGTTGACACCATTGGTGTGCAACAGGTTCACATGCGATAAGTCTAGGACCCTTTTGGGTCTTAGGCACGCATATGAGTTTGGAAGCAGGTGGGACTGTCTT